GCTGTAATCGTATTTTTTAACTCCTGACATAATTAAGCCCTATCATTTATCGGTCCAATTGTACACTGAAAACCGCCCCCTGTTTCTGTGCTACTAGCATTACTAACTAACTCAAATGTAAAACCTGTTTGTGTTATTGTAGTCGCTGGACTACCTGTGCTATCGTTGTATCCTGCTGGTGATGATGTTTCATTAAGCGTAGCTATTTTGTAGGCACCAAATACTTTTGCTCCGCTAGAATGAGAACTAGCTGTTGTAGCAACAGGGCTAACTCCTCTGTAAGGTGCACTTGTTCCTCTTATGCATCCAGTTAAATCAGTCCCTATTCCACTAGTATCTACTCCTGTATATTCAATAACTTCATTCTCATAAAATCCTGTTGTGCTATTTACTTTTTCAATAACAACATACCCACTTGTAGGTAGATTGGTACCTATAGGTATTAGTAATTTAATTGTAGTGTCAGTGCTAGTAATGTCTCCTGATAAAAGTGCTCCTGATAATTGCAACGTAGCTACACTAACACCACCTACTATAGATTTAATATCTCTTAATCTAATAAAATCATTTACCTGCATAGCACCATTTTCAAAAGCTATAGAAACAGTTGCATCTGCAGCTGTAGTTGTAATAGGATTATTTGGTAAAAAATCTTCTGTTGGAAATTCTGTTCTTGCTGGGCTAGCATGGTGTAAAGCCTGTGGATCTGCACTTGTAGGTTTAGGTTCTAATTGTGGTTGTTTAGGTTCAAATTCAGAAATATGTACCCACGCACCATTCCATTCCCTAACCATTTCGTTGTATGGAAAAGCCATACCGGATCTATCTGAGATTGCTAAAGCATATTTACCTTGTGAAAAAGTAGTCATTAACCAATACCAGGATAATATATTTTAGGAGATATATATGTAGAGTTAGAAGATCCGTCTTCATCTTCTGCTCTTAACAATTCATCTTCATACAATAATTTTAATTCTTGAACTCTTTGTGGTGCATATTTTACAGCTAAGTAATAAGACAAACCTGCGATCATGCATGGAACAAATCTGTAAGGAACATCAGTTGCATTTGTGTATGCACCTACATCATCAATTCTTTTTGTATAATAAAAATTAATATAATTTCCATCTTCAGACGCACCTGGTGTTAGATACAAAGTCATTGTAACTTTATCAATAAACCTTTGAACCCAATATTGACTTGGTAAACCTTCAGAAGTTTTATTAGAAAAGCCTTGATATTGAGATCTACTGATTTTAGTCATTGGTGTATCAACAGACGTAGATTTAACTCTATAAGCTGCTTCTTGAATATCAGTCATACCAATTGGAAACTGTAAAACTGCATCACCAGTAGTATGAGTTGCAGCAGTGCTGCCATTAACACCTCTAACACATCCTGTTAGATTTAATGAAGAGATTCCAGAATAAGTAATCTGTTCTGTTCCAATAATAATTATACCGCTTGTAGGCAATCCTGTAACTGAAGCAACTCCAATTGTAGTAACGCTTGTATTTATACCAGCAGATAAAGTTGTACTAATACCGCTTGACGTACCATCAGATGGTGATCTAAAGAAAGTATAAACTGCTTGGCCATCTACTAAGGCTACATTTTGATTTTTTACTTCCCAAAATTGTAGACCTCTGTTACCCCATTCAGAAAATAAAATATTTAAAGATCGTTTTGCAGTTTTAAGCTGATAGCCAGAAACCCCCTGCATCCCAATACGTTCGTATGCATCTTCAATAATTTCATCTATTCCAAGATTCTTATCAAAAACATAAGAACCCGAGGTTACGTTAGCCACTTAGACCTCCTATCCGGCTGTTAAATTCGGACCAGAATATTTGTCTGTTAATAGAGTATACGCAGCAATGTTTGTTTTAGTTTTACAAAAAATTCCTTTTGGAAATAAAATTCCATCTTCAGGAAAATTAAAATTAATTACATCACCTGTTGGAACGTCTGCAAGAAATAAAGTTGTTCCTGAATTTGATGTTGTTGTAAGTTCTAGAACACCTGCACCTCCACCATCAGAAGCAATAATTATACCTCTTAATCTTACTGGTGGTTCAATGATTGCTGTTGCACCTGCAGCAGCATCAGATCTAGTTGCCTGTATATCATTTTTAAATCCCATTTGTTTCTCCTTAAAATTAGTATGTGGGGCCAAAGCCCCACACTAATTATTTGTATTACGCGCTTACGCCAGTTCCAGCCACTCTAGATTGGAACGTGTTAAAGTAGTCAACAACTAAATGATTAGCGTTTGTACCTTTGTGTGCACCCATGATATTTATTTCTAATGCAATATCATCCGGCACAGTTGTAGCGGCTTGTACTCCAACAGCATTACCGTTTAGGTACAATTTAAATTGATTCGCAGTAACACCTACTTCACTTCCAGCTGGTTGGTATTGGAATCCTAGTCTAACTGAGTTAGCTGGGATTGCCTGTACTGTAGCTGTTTGTGTAGCGATAGTAGAATCTAACATAGTAAAAGTAGATCCACCTGCTGTGTCTAACATATCAAAAGATACACCTGCTCCATTTTTTCTAGAAATGAATTGTATTGTAGTTGTATCTTGTAAGTGTGAGAAACCAATACCATCACTTGGTAAAGTGTCTGAATCTGCATAACCATCTTGAGCAAATCCTACCCAAGTGTTTAAATCACTTACGTCAGTGATTGCTATGCTAGTTTCAAACCACCATTTTTGGTTTGCGTTGTATTGCCAAACTTCTGGTCCTGCAATACCTTGAATCTCACCAGCGGCAGGAGCATTGTCTCCTTGTCTTAACCATCCACCAGCATACTCTGCTAGTTGAAAGTCTGATCCACCAGTTGAAGTGACTGACCAGTCACTTGCATTATAGATCTGCCAGTCATTTTGATACGCTTGCTCTTGTGGTGATGTTCCACCAGTTATAAGCGGTTGTTTGATACCACTAAATAAAGAAGTAGCACCATCTTTTCCTCTTACGTTTGTTACTCCGTTTGAAAAGTGTGTTGTCATATAATCAGCGCCTCCTATGCGCCAGCTATCTTACTAAGCAAAGATAACCAATTTATGTACTATTATTATCTTAGTGTGTTTTTTATATACTAGTTTTTAGTAGAGCGCAAGAGAGCCTGTGATGTGGAGTGGATTTTTCCAACGATGTAGCTTTTTATTAAGTAGCTACAGAAACTTGTGGAGCAACACCTTCTATAGTGTTTTGTCTGTGAGCAATAGCTGCTTCTTCCAGCTTAATATCAGTGATGACCTTTTTAACTTTGTCATCAATTCTGACCATTTCAAGAGTATATCTACCGTTAGATAGATGCTCCTGTTCCCACTTCAACTCCAAGGACCTTTTTTGTTTGTATAGGTCTTGTATCATTACTAACTTCCTCATAAGTTATTCGATAAGGTCTGTCCGAAAACATTCCCGATGATTCCCAATTTATACTTTTTTCTCCCAGTTTGTCAACTATTGATTGTTCCAAAGAAACAGGGTCATCATTAGATTCTACTTCAAATCTAGCGTGATGGTCATATGCGTATATGTTTACAAGGAATTTTGTCATGGTTTTGTCTTTCTATTTGGTGATTGTGGCGGAACTATGTCCCGCCACAAAAAATTAAGTATTAAGCTCCTGGAGAAGCAAAAATACCTCTAGGGTCAGATACACCAAATACGTATCTTTCTCTAGCTTTGTATCTTACATTTCCAGTATCAAAGTCACCTTCCATTTTAGTAGTCAATGGAGATCTTTCAAAGTGCTTCATACCATTTGGCACGTCTGTGATAATGTAGAACGCATCTGTATCTGTTAAGAAATTGTTAACAGAGTATCCTTGAGGAATCATCCCCATAGATCTGATTGCGTTGATATCATTATCAGCAGTTCCAACTCTACCAGCAGAAGCCATAAGTCTTTCAGCTGTGAATTGTAGTGCAGATGGAATGATCATCTTTGTAGCTTTAGCAGCGATCTTTAAACCTCTTTCATCAGTAAGAGCAGCAATGTCAATCATTGATTGCTCTAATGAAGTTTCGTTTAAGTCCGCAGCTGTTGCCAATGTATTACTGAAAGTT